GTATTAACCGGCACAGATGGCCTATCAACCCAAATTAATCCCCCATCAAAAGAAATAGCAAGTGCTCCTGCTTTATATGCTATAATTCCTGGAGTAGCTGAAATTAAATCTACTAATCCAGCAATAGTGGATGGTCCTGATGCAACCCAGTTAACTCCATCATTTGATAATTGAAAACTGCTTCCAGCAGTTAATACAGCAAAGCCTGTTCCAGATAAATAAGTAATCTTTAGCGGTGCCCCCGATACAGGAGTAACATTAGTCCAATCCCCATTTATATCCATTTCATATATATGAGTAGAACTAATAATTACTAAATGACCACGATTGGTAGCAACATCAGTGCCAGCACATCCTAATAATTCTCCAATATCAAATAGAATATTAAGTTCTCCCCAAGATATTCCATTATCAGATTCCAAAATTCTGCTAACACTACCCGGTCCTGAACCAACAGCATACCATTTATTAGCCGTTGGAGCAAAAGTTATGCCATTAATACTATAGTTAGAGTCACCGAATAAATATGCGCTAATCTGTTTTATCATTACGATACCGTAATTTTAGGTGTAACTCTAATTAAACTTCCATTAACAGGAGAGAATGGTAAAACACCTGCTGCAAACCTTTCAGCGACAATTAATGTTCCAGAAGCATTTATAATAAAATATCCATAGGCCGTTCCAGGAGCAGCAGTCGCACCAGTAAAATTAAAATCTTGTGCTGCATTATATGTTGCAACTCCAGATGCAACTACCCAACTTGCAAATGCTAATGTTTTACTAACATATCCACCACCACTAATTTCAGTAAAAGTAGCTGCTGTATCTCCTAAAGCTGGTGTTACGTTATTACTAAACAATTTCAATGTTAAAACTTGATTAACAAGTTTATTTAACATTTCATTTTTACCAACCGTAGCCATTAGGGCCATACTAACCTACTTTCTGCTCCAATTATAAGTTCATTTATATTAACTAAGGCAATTGTATTAACTTTAACATCCCATCTCCAAGGTGCCCATCTAATAGCTGCTGGTGTTAATCCTTTATTATAATCACCTATTAACAATCGCCTATCAGGTAGCGTGCAAAATAACAACTGTTTAATAGGGTCATTTAGTATTTGAATATATCTGAAAAGATTTTCATTTTGATTTAACCAAAAATTGGATATCTTCCAACCTAATTCTGGTAATTGATAAGTTCCATTAAAAATTATAATTCCTTTATGAGACCCTACGATAAGAAAATCAACGCTAGATGAACCCGAATCAATTACTGTAGCTATACCATGAACTGGAGAACCTATAGCTTGGTCAACAGTAGTGGGTTCCCAACTGGAAGGAACATCATCATTATCAACATAAGATACAGTTCTATTTCTCTTAAAAGTATATAAAATATCACGCATTTCCTGCGCATTCGTTAATGGATTTCCATCAAGAGGAACATTTAGTAATCCGTTAATTTGATTAATAGCTTCAGGTTCTCCCTGTGCTGAAACTAAACATAGTTGCATATCAGCATACGTTGTATACAAAACAAGACGATTATGATAAATAGTTAATCCCACTCCTGCTGGTATTTCGGTATAGTTATCTAATAAATGAGAAGCATCTTCTAATAAATCCTGGTCAAAAAATGAAATATTACTTAATGTAGTTGTTGCGTTATCATTAATCGTAGCATTAGGAATAAAGTAGTAAGTATAACCAGTAGTATTTCCATTATAAATTGGGATGACTTTAGTAGCTACAATATGTCTTTTAGTCCATTGAGCACCTGTAAAAGTTGGAACTGTGCTAAATGAAACAGAAAATGCTGCCGCAGTAGTAAAGTCCTTAAATGCTATTGGTTGCGAAAGAAATCCTGTGTCAGTTTCACCTACTACAGCAAATAAATGAATACCAGCATCAGTAAATCCGGCAGCTCCATTAGCTACAGTTAATGTACCAGCAGGAATTGGACCAGCAGCTTTTCTTGCAGCAGTTCCATCTCCTAAATATACATATAGGAATTGATTTTGCATTCCTTTTTCAATAGTTAAATCTCCTATAACAAATGATTTGAATGGAGTTATGTAAGCGCGCCCAGCATAAGGCACAAATCCAAAATCTTCCATTCCGGCAATTGTAAGTAGTGGACCATGAACAGTAGTAGAATCCACTACATGATATATTTTTCCATCAGCTCCATCATATGTGAGTACAAGAAGTGTTGAACCAGCACTAGTTACGTAATTATAGATACGAACTATATTACCTAATGGAACAGCAACATTCTGATGTTTATCAATTCCATATCTAGTATCAAAAGCAGACACTCCCACAAATCTGATATTCTCACAATCAGAAAAATGGTCATTAGGGACTTCTTCTATTTCTCCCTTGTCCCAAAGACCGTTAAATTCCTTAAGAGTTATAGGTTCGTGGTCGCGCATAATTATTCAATCCATAATGGAATATTTTGAATTTCGATTCTAATATTACCACCTTCACCCTGAATATGGCCGTTACAAACTATTGAAATAACAGCATTATCTGGAAAGTATTCAGTTAATGTTTTTAATGCCTGTTGTACTCCAATTGGAGCACTCTCTATGAAATGTTTTTGTTCTATACAAAAATTTAATGCTTTATTTTTTTTTCCGCGTGCTTCAACAGACCAACTCATACTATCTCCTTTTATATGAAAACATGAACGGTTTTCTTTTAGCTGGCATACCCTGATTAGCTTTAACATCAATTCCTAATATTCGTTCTATTGCAGCCCCGGCGAATGTATCTAGTGAATCTGCGCGCGTTGGATTCTCTCCAATGAATCGCGCGCATAATCCAGCAGTTCTATACGTAAGAAATGATTTACTATTCAATATAGTAATTGAAGAATTTTCATCTACCACATCTATCTGCAATTTAGCAATATAGTCTATTCTAACATCTCGTATGCCCGTAGCTCCTATAGTCTTGATTCCACTTTTTAACCAAGACCAATATCTTAATGCAGTAGCTTGAGTTAATATCGGAAGATAATCAACCTTAGTTACTGGAACCCAATCAGTATCTAATCCACCACTTTCACGTTCTTTAATTTCTTGAATTTCAATTAAATCCGTTGGTAATACTGCTGGAGCTTCAGGTATAGTAAGAACTCCAGCAGATATCACAAAAACGGCTGAACGCTCATTAGTTACTGAAATATTATTTTCTTCCATTGATTCCATTAATTCATCTAATGCCTGATTCAAGTATGGTACTTGAACTGCATAGGTATATTTAGTCTTATTTTTATCATTTAATAAGATAGCACTACGGTCCATTGGTTCGCCAGCTAACATGATTCACCTACTGTGCAAACTTCAGACCCAATGCCTTAAATGCTTCTTCATTAATAACAGCCTTACAATTTGAGCACATCGGATACTTAGTATTAACTAGTGTGCCACAAGCGGGGCAATTAGATAAAGTAACTTCCATAGAGTAGTTAGCCATCCAGGGCTTACCTTTAACATTCATTTCTTCAGCAGCCATTCTCTGTAAATCACTAACTGATAATGGATTTCCTTGCGTTCTATTCCACGCAACATCAGCTAGATTAATTAGTGCGCGAAACCATTCCTTCTGTTTTCTATCAGCAGCTTCTAAAAGCATCTTGTATTTAGTTTTAATAGCATTCAAATCAAATTCACCAGGCACAAAAAACAATCCCGGCATTCTAGTATCCATATCACACATTAGTATTCCATTACAATAATCCTTAACAACTGAATCAGCTACTTGAATCGAACTAACAGGAATTTCAAGTAGTGGTTGTTCATCATCTAATTCACGCCACCATGATGCACTACCAACTACTAAAAGAGATGGTTTATCAAACGAACCTCTTGGCACCTTATAATTAGGTGGTTCAATGGTACATTTAGTTTCATCTAAATTTATAGGAAAAATTGAAACAATAGTAGACCTATCTAACGGATTCTGAGGTGAACGAATAGTACGACGATGAATATTTGTGTAAACTCCACCTAAGACGCCCATGTGCTATTCTCCATAATTGTGAGGAACACTAATCGCTTCCTTAACTGAAAACGCATCAGTTACCTCAGTTTCGTTACCGAACAATTCTTCTTGTAGCTTTTTAATTCTTTCGTGTTTAACTTCTATTGGGTCTTGGTCATCTTCTGGATTCTTATAGCGCGCACCTACAGCACGCGCGGCTGCTTTCATTACATTCTCAATTACTATTTTACAAACATGATACAGCGGAGGTAGATATTCACTCTTAATATCTTCAAATGTAAAAACTGGTTCATAAGACCATTCCGACCCTACTAATTCCTCGCGCTGTAACATTGGAACCGGCATAATTCTTTCGAGTACATATCTTTCCCTAATATATTCATATTTCCTAACCTGACTAACCCCCTTAGTAGCACTAATAAAATTACCACTATTATCGTAAGTACAGAACCATCCCTTAACCATTTCAAACTGGTCATCAGAAAATACTACACGCCAATTAGGACGCGCACCTGTATCGCCATAATCACGTTGTAACCAGTAGTTAATATCTTCTAATTTTTCTGGGAGTTCCACTTATACCTCCTGCGTGATTAGTATGCGCAGCCCACTTCCTCCGGCTAATTATGCAGGAACAACTACCTTCGGGTCAACAACAGTTGCTACGAAATTACGCCAAATGTCAGCAGCACTAGACTTTTTGAACCCAAGGGCAATAGTAGTATCAACATCAGCAACATAATTGTTAATAACTTGACAACCTGCTGAACCACCATCTAAATTGATACGCCACCCACCTTCCGTGGCAAATAATCCCTGGAAAACATTATTTTCAATCAAATCGTTAGTGCCTGGAATTTGAATATCATTTAGGGTTCCACGTCGGAATCTATTACCTACAATGTGACGATACTGACCGATAGCAAAACCTCCATCTGTTTTATATCCAATACCAGTTCCTAGTCCTTCAAAATCATTATTTTCAATTAGTCCATAACTACATTCACCAACAGCAATTCCCATACCACTAGCGCCACCAGCAGAAAAATAACAACCAGAAACCCGAAAATGTGAAGCATCGGGAATGGTTGCAGATTCCTGACGGCGGAACCAGATACAAGGAGAACTAGCTACTGGAGCAAATTGAATATTTTCAAAAGCCCACCCCTGCTCAATTACTGAAATTAATGGAGTAAGTGCAACAGGAGATGTTGGTGCTAACCATGATGCTCCACCACCTGTAGGAACTCCACCACTAGTAGCCTGCCTAGGCTTATTAGCAGCGCCTACTACGGTTACATCAAGTACACCAACAGGACATGAAACCTGTTCTCTAAGAACTCCACTAAGAATTATTAAATCTCTACTTCTTAAATGTGAGGATAAATCAGCAAATGTAGTAAATGCTCCTCTAGGTCCACCACCTTGAGGAAATAAATACCAGAGATTGCTAATTACAGCACCGTCTCTAACTACCATTCTACGATTGTCAGACCTTAAGTCTCTCCAGTAACCGTGTTGAGTCATTGTTTTTCTCCTAGTTACCAGCGTTTAATACGCCAGAGATTTGCGCGTTTATAGTATGCGCGCCCCACTCGCCTAGTTACGCTACAGCCTCAGTCCAATATTTAGCAGTTGATGGGTCATAGTGAAGTGAAAACGACTTATTTTGAAGTGGTGTATATGCAGTCTTAATGTTTCCTGATGTAAGAAGGGCACCAGGATTAGCATCCGTAAAGATAAGCACCAATTCGTGATATCCAGTTACAGGCGGAGTAATCGTAGCCACCTGAACAGTTCCAGTAACGAAAGTTAATCTAGTAGTAGGAGCAATAGTAGCAGCAGAGGCCATTGTAACAGGACTTGGCTGCTTATCACTCTGAACCGTATCAAAATTCTGATG